ACATTGCCTTTAGCCGTTGCAGACCCCAAAGGAACAGATAAAACCCCAACTTGGCCTGTAGCATTGTTACCAACCAAATTCGCACTTGGGTTTGCCGTAACCGATCCAACTGCACCAGAAGCACCAACACCCGAGATGGCAATCGTCAAATTAGCCGCTACTGAACCGGGAGCCCCAATCGCTACGTTACCAATATCACCATCGGTATTATTGGCTACCACTGTACCAACCGAACCCGAACCCTGAACACCAGAAATGCTGGCCGACTTAGCCCCAGTAACTGTCCCTACAAACCCGCTTGCCAGAACCCCAGACAATGCCTCAGCGTTACTGACAAGAACCGATCCTACACTACCACTTGCTCCTACACCAGATAAGGCAATCGTGATATTGACTGTTGGAGATGTAACCGCTCCTGATGCATTAACGCCACTCAGGGCAATCGAAACACTACCCGATACTGATCCTACATTACCACTTGCAAATACACCGCTTATAGCGTCTGCATCAGACTCACTAACTGTCCCTACATTACCAGAAGCACCAACCCCTGATAAAGCAATTGTGATATTTGGGGATGCAGTACCTACTGCACCAGAAGCAGCGTCACCTGTTAGTGGTAAACCACCATAACCCCAAGTGCCGTTACCCCAAGGGCCACTGCCCCACCCAAATGACATACGTCACCTATTAGGTCGTAGACAAACGCAATAAAGCAGTTGTCGTTGTATTGCTAGGCATTGTCAATGTAAATGTACCAGCCGTGATGGTTTGTGATCCAAATGTGTGAACTGAAACTGCTTTATTTGATTGTGAAGAGTTATAGATCAACACAGTATCAAATGCAGTTGTCAGCGTTACAGTGGAGTAAACCAAATTGGCTGAAGGTGTCCAATACCCTACACCAGCCGTTGATGAGCTGTTTGTTGATGTAGGATTGGTTGCGTTAGTAACTGTAATACCACCCGCCGTATAACCTGTTCCAGATACTTCATTGGTTGCTGAGTATGCTGTTGTAGCCGCATTGATCGTAGCGGTTGTCACATACAAAGCCGCCTTAAATGTATCGGCAGTATTGGCTGTGTGGGCGGGATTAGCAGAACTAAAGTTGTGCGTAGCGCTCAACAGTTCGCCTAAGAAAGAAGTACACATTGCTTGCTGATTCGCCATTTTGGTTCCTTTAGCCTAAAGAGGCAGCAAATAAATCCATGAAGGGTGATTTTTTCAAAGTTACATGAGCCGAGCGGTGTACCAATTCATCATTTAAATAGTACTCAACCCAAGTCGTGTATTCGTTTTCATCGTCAACAGTACCCTCTTTCTTCACAAGAAGAGAGTCATCCATGTCGCCTTTGGTGGTCGTGATAATCAATTTGAACTCCTGATTAAAGCTGATGTTGCTGTGTTTGCTGGCATTGTGATGGTAAAGTTTACCTGCGATTTATCAGATCCAAAATCAATCACGCAGATGGATTTATTGCCTTTGCTCACGTTGTACAACAAAGCACATCTGGCCATCAGATTAGAGTTAGTCCAGACTACATTGTTAAAGTTAACATAGGCTACATAGCCTGACGTATTAACTGTTGCCCCGGTCACTAAATTCCCACCTGCTGTATATCCTGTCCCGGTGATCTCATATGTAGTTGTGTAAACAGTAGTATCAGCGTTTAAACTAGCAAAGCTAGTGTAAAGAGCCATCTTTAACGTATCAGTCAATAGATTGTGAACGCCTTGGTAAAGCTCTGCCTTAAAACTGGTTGTTTGGGTTTGGACTATCATTCAACTTTAACCCTTACTTGACCATCACGATAAGCATCACCACGTTGTTTGCCATCACCCAAGTTCTTGAGTAGAGTGATTGCCTGTGTGTATCTATCTTTGTACAAGGCCACCATGTCTGCGTCACCTTTGACATAGGTAATAGCCTCATAAAGCACTGCATTCATGAGTGCCGTGTCAAAGTTATCACCTAGCCATGTCTCTCCGCCTGCATTGGTAATGGTTGTCACCGTTAATATAAAACCTGCACCAGAACTTCCGATTGTGGCTGACAACTGATCGCCCACGGCGTAATAACATCCCTTGCCCACCAAACTTACAGAAGTGACCACCCCACCGCTAACAACAATAGTAGCAGTAGCACTATTGCCAGTCCCGCCAGTAAGAACAACATTGTAATAAGTGCCATTGGTATACCCCGATCCTGCCGCCGTAATTGTCGTTGTACTCAATGCTGCCTGAATAATTGAATCAGGATAGTAGAAATAATGCAATTCTGCGTTGTAGTTTGCATTGGGCGTTGGCCCAATAATGAACGTCAATTCATTCATGTTTGCAGAGTTAGGGCCAAAGATAGCATAGTATTTTGGCTGTCCTGTGACACTTGGATCTGGATAAGCTTCCCGCATGTAATTAACATCTTTGTTAATTAGATAGAGGAAGCTTCCTGTCGTACCAGTCTGTGGATAAATGGCCAAAGAATAGGTAGACAAGAAGTCAAACGGGGCGGCTAGGTATTTGTTGCCTGAAGTTAATGTGCCAGTGACGTTTTTCCGCAGCTCCTGAATCTGAACAGTATTGTATATACGTTGTTCAGCCTGCTGAATCATGCGATTCAGATCAACCGTAGGGAAGTTATTCTCTACGTAATCATTAACTGCGGTAACTAACTCACTGTAATACATTATGCCATCGGCCCTCTGGCCATTACGCCTTTAGTTGCTGCACCTGTTCCACGAATCTTGATGCCGCTAGTTTTGACTTCGTCATTGTTGCCAATTGAAACGCCACCGTTTAAAGGTGTCCAATTTTTGCGAGTTGGCATCTTTACGGGCAAACCAACATCATCTTCGATGTCCATCTTTTTGTTGCCTACATGTGGCTCGGCATAGACTTCAGCACTGCCGTTCTCTTTTCCGCCACTCATGTGTGAATACTTGGCCATATTAACCACCTCTTCCAGATTTGTGTTGATAGCCAACTTTGGCCAAATTCCTACCCATTGCCTTCATGGATTCACTGGTAACACCAGCCTTACCGCCTGCGGAAAATTTCTTGCCGCTAGGATGCATACGCTTTTCATGGCCTTTGACTTCTTTCTTGGCCTCAGTGTCAGCAATTTGTTTAACTTCTTTTCTGTCCATAAAACCCCCTAAGATGATGTAATCGTAACCGTTCCAACCGCCGTTGTTGCCACCAAATAATTAGGAGTTAATCCGACATCATTTGCTGAAGCACCTCCAACAGGGTTCCATCCCCATTGGATATCCCTTGATCCACCCGTTGGATAACCACCAAAACCTGTTAGGTTTAAATCTAATCCGTTTAAACCTGCCGTTGTGTATGTGATATCTGGCCTTGGCTGTCTTACAGCCTGTGGATCATCCACCGGATACATCCCCAATTGAAGCTGCGGGTGATCTGGATCCCAGCATTCTTCACAAACTTTCAATTGATATAGTTTAGTCTTTATGACCTCGAACTTCAACTGTTTTAGCTTATACCGCTGGCCACACCGATCACACTCAGCAATCGAGTATTTACCGGATGCGAAACGATTGCCCACTACGTACTGCCTCCGCCAATGAACATCTGACGAGGTACAAAGCGTATCGCAGCTTTCTCACGATCTTCACCAGCCGCAAAATTGAATTGTTCTTCATATTGAGCCTTTAACATTTCTACCCTGCTTTGCAATTCAGGTGTCTTGCTGGCAATATAAAAGGCCAATCCTGACACCAAGGCAGGCAGGAATCTAAAATTCATATCGGGAATCTCTACGCCGTTACCCGCATCCTGTATCCTACGCATTCTCCAATACACAAATGTATAGGTTGTAGATCCATCAGGAGTTGGCCAAACGGTAAAAGCAGGTAGGCGCTGTAGATAAACCTTGGTTGTAGTAGTGTAGGACGATGCTGTTGTATTGTTTTGCGCCCTGAAACAGTTTTCCAATACATTACCAGTAATGTAGCTATAAAAAATCGTTTCTGACCCCAACAAGACATATCCAAACGCAGGGAAACCAACTGTTGAGGTTAATGTAATTGTGGTATCTGTAGTACTCACGGCGCTGGCCACAGTAATGGCTGCGTTGGATGAGTCATACATGGGAGATGTTTCCCCCGCCGCACGTTGAACCCAAACTTGAATTGGTCTTGCTTGGACTAATTTATTGGGTATCGTGGCATAGGTGCTGATGCTGATCCTTGTAATGTTCAAGTCAGCTTGATTATTCTGCTGGTTGGCATTGGTTCGGATTACATGATCCAGCAAATCAATGGTGTCTTCTGGCAAAGGATATGTGTTTAAACCTTGCTGTAGGGTTACTGTACCTTCATCAAAAGTCCACATATCCAAACCACGGTTTTGCCATTCAATGGTTAGAAAGTTCATTGACCTACGAGCTGTGCGCAGGTCATATCCTGAGCGTAGCTCTCTCCCAGCACGTTCCCACGCTTCTTCTGCAATTTCTGTGAAGTCAGGGGAAAACCCTGTTGTGCCGGAAGTTGTGGTCATTTTGCCGCTCTCATATTGTCAACCAAATTAGGGTAAGGCCTTCCAGCAGCTTTGGCCATTGCTTTTGCCTTAGACTTCTTGGAAGAACTTAGCTTTTTTGGTTTGCCTAAATCTTTAGGACGGGGTTTGTCCCAGACTTCACCGCCCTCTTTGTACTCTTCAACAGCATTAGGATTATCTTTTCGGATAATCTTTTTGCCTGATGGCATCTTGGAAGGGTTAATAGCTCCCATGCCACGGCTTGCCATCATCTCATCACCCCTTTGGTGAAACCTTTTCTAGCTATACCATCACCACGCTTACTGGCTGAAACAACACCGCCTTTGGCGTAAGCTTGGGTTTTACCGCCTTTGGAGTACTCCCTGCCAGTTCTTGGGTTTCTGGACGAGGGTTCAACAGCCAACGATGGATCCATGCCCATGTTATTTAGCATTTGCTGACGCATTGCTGGTGTGGCAGCTTTCCATTGAAGCGAATTTTTAAGGCTTGTTAGCCTAGCATCTGGAGGATTGTATGCAGGCTTAATTGGATTATTTGCACTATCCGTTAGTTCTGCATCAGATACAGCGGCCTGCGATGGGCCAGTAGGCTTGGTAGCAGCAGGAGTAACAGGTTTTTTCTTGGCTGGTGCAGCAGGCTTTACTGCTGGTGTTTGGCCAATATTACCTGTGCTGTCATAGTCATTCTGACCTGCGTTTAAAGCTTGATTGCTTGCCAATACATCCGCAGCACTTTGTGTCTGCGTTGGGGCTGGTGCTGCTGGCGTAGCTGGCGCAGTATCTGTTGGAGCAGGGCTTGCGCCAGGAATGGTTTTATCGGGCTGATCTTGGCCTTTTGCATAGGCGTACAAGGCAGCCAAAGCTAGAGGCGTAAGATTCATGTTAACCCCTTACTTGGAATAACCACCGCCGCACATTGCTTTGATGTGGTCATCATGCAATTTATGGCCTGCTGCGTGTTCTTTGTAATGCTCAGAATGATGCATATGACCTCCAGCCATGTGTTCTTTAAGATGCTCTTTAGGCATCTTGTGGGTATGATCATGGGGAGCTTTACCGTGGGGGATAAAGGGTACGTGTGCGTCTTTCATGTTGACTCCTTATTTGCGTTTGGGGAATTGAGTGCCTATGTCATTGCCAGCCATCTTGGGCATCATGGCCCGAGTATGTCCTCTTTGCTGAATAGCATGTTCGCCACGTGGTAGATTTCCCTTTTTAAGATCTCCACCTTTTTCCATTTTTGATGGTTGCATACGAGCTTCTTTAATGCTACCGCCTTTGGCAAAGGCTTTGCCGCCTGTAGCCATCTTTTTACGGTACATAATAGCTGCACCACCACCAGTTTCAGAACCAGTAAATCCACGCTTTTTCATTTCTTCTGGTTCTTTACGTGTCAAGCCTTTTTGCTTATTCATATAATCACGCAAACTTAAACCAGATTTTTCCAATTGTTCTTTAGTAACAACTGGAGATTTTCTTTTTGGTAAAGTTTGTGGGCCTTCGCCTGTTTCATTACGATTTTCAGTATCGTAATCTTTTCCCATTTGCCTATTAATTTCACTTTCAGCCATGTCATCTTCAGACATTGGCATTGGCATCTTATAAGAATCTGGGTTATTTATATTAACTCGCTTGGGAGTTATATCACTTGAAACATCAGATCCGTCTTCGCCATCATATCGTTTTGTTCTCATGATTGATCCTTAAATAGTTCTGCCGCCCATTTTAGGCATTCTTGCTTTGGTATGGCCTTTTTCTTGAACAGTATGTTCGCCATGAGGACGCTTACCACCAGCAGTAACTTTCTTCATGGGTTCGCCTAAAGAATATTGACCGGGGACTGAACCGCCTTTGGCAAAAGCTGCTCCGCCAGCTTTCATGGCTTCTTTCAAATGATGATGAGCCATTTTCATATGCTCATGTGGTTGCATCTTGGCCATGCCACCTTTTTTCATTCCCATGCCCATACCGGGAGCTTGTGCAGCCATAGGAGGACGCTTGGCTGCCATCATGGCTGCTAACATTTGAGGGTTAACCCTGCCACCACGTGCCATTCCTTTGGCTTCTTCACGCTCTTCTTTTGCGATTTTCTCAAGCTGTTTAGCCTGACGCATTTCCATTGATTTTGATTCTTTCATAGATCCACCTTGTTTAAACGAATGGCCTTTATCGGCCTCACTAAAATCTTTCCCCACGCTCTGGGGAACTCCTGCTTTCTTGGCGAATGCTGGATTGTGAGCCACCGCTGCCATGAAATTGTGTTGCTTTTTGCTGGTACTTGGCATATTAGCAATTCCAAGCCTTAAGGCTTTTGTTAATCCTGCTGTTTGGGTCTTTGGCAACCTCTGGAGAAGTTAACTTCTTCTTGGCTCCTCCCATTCTGGCGCAAAAAGACTTCTTCCTTGATCCGCCCTCGGGTTGGGGAGGCTTTAAATTCATCCCCTCCTTCTTTGCGGATGCCCGACCCTTGGCGTTTAAGCCTCCGTTCGGATTCTTCCCTTCTTTGCGTTGCCATGCGGGTGATTTAGCCATACGTAATAGCCAAAGAAGTTAAAGTTGTACCAACAACATAAATACCATTTTGACAAAGAAGACCTTCACCGGGAATTAAAACTTGAAATGGTTGAACAGCAGTTGCATACTTAAATGTATATAAAACATTTCCAGTATTATCTGTTCCATCATAAAGAGTAAAAGTTCCTGCTGTTCCATTGCCTAAAAAAACAATGGATTTAAGTCTAGTTCTGCCAGTAAACAATTGAGCAGGAAAAGTCGTTGCGGTTGCCGACTTTACGTCATATTGCATTGTCATGATTAATCTCCTTCTAAAAAGGGGCCGAAGCCCCTATTGATTAATCAAAGTTACCGTAGGGGTAAGTTGTGGTTGTACCAATGTTGCCATCAACTTGTGTATAACGCACTGTCAAATACAAAGTACCTGCGGTTGGTGCTGGTGTTCCTGTACCTGTGATTGCCAAAGTCATCACCACTTGCGAGAATGTGGCTGGCTCAACTACGCCTGTTGGATTAGTAAAATCAGCAGTGGTAGATTGGATAGCAGCCAACTGTGTACCAGTGAAAGTTGTGGAATAACGACCAGCAACCAACACGTTTGCAGTAGCGGTCAAAGTTACTGAACCGTACTGAGTGCCGTTAAATTGATTGCCAATATTCACAACACCAGCAGTGATTGTGCTACCGCCTGTGATGCCTGTACCAATGTCAACAAAGAAGTCGTTGATCTGCGATCCTGTGGGCAAATAGAATACTGCGCCACGATAGACTGTGGTGGAAGCATCAGCAGTGGGAGTTGCTGCAACTGGTGGATAAACTGAACTTGATGGAGAGTAAACAATTGCGTTTACGTTGGGGATCAAGTTGCCATTGACAAATTGACCACTTCCGCCAGCATAACCAGCGGTTCCATTGCCGCCTGTGTTGGCAAAGTTTAAGTCAACATTTTGTGTTAGATCAGTGTAACCTACGTTACGTACTGGGCCAAAACGTTGGTCGCCCGAAAGAATTGGGCCTGAAAATGTACTGCGTGCCATGATAAATCCTTATGCAAAAGCCTCTTGTCAATCGTTGCATCGTGACCCCTAGGCGGGCTGCCGACAAGAGAAAAATCCTAGATAGTCTGTTTATACCATTATGTTTAAACAACGTCAACGACTTTATTTGATTTTTTAAGGTTCTCTTCCTGAGTGATAACACGCAGATTCCAAGGCACATGAAGGCCGCATACAGATTCTGAAATGAGCGGAATAATGTGATCAACTACATAGCGCTGACCAGCTATTTTGGTAAGTTCTTGAGCTTTTAA